ACATTCGGACAGGACTCAACCGGAACACGAGGCCGGCTGCGCGGATCGTATTGGCGCGGCCGCTGATTGAGGTTCCGTGGGAGGCGAGTTTCGACATCATCTGGGACGATCAGGCGGGTCCGACGGATACGCCCGCGTTGATTCGCTACTGCATGGAGCGGGCGGGCCGGCAGGTCGGCGTGGGTGGCTTCCGTCCGCTGGTACAGGGTGTGGCGACAGGCGGATGGTTCGGGAAGTTCAGGATCGTGAAGTGGGAGGAGATGGCGGCGTAGGGGACGGGTACTCTGCCCTTCGCGAAGCGTTCCGACGCCTCGCGGCGCGAGGTATCGCACAGCAAACCACAGGACGATGACAGGTGAGGTCGGGTGCACGAAGGGTGATGCGCAGCGCGGTCGGGTTTGGCCAGGCCAAGCATAGCAAACCACAGGACGAAAGCCGTTCGGGGCGCGGGCAAATGAACCGATGCCCGGCCAGGCAAGGCTCAGCGGCGCAAGGCCACGCGACGCGACGCCGCGCACAGCACAGCGAAGTCGAAGGGCGAGGAGTGGGATGGCGTGATGTTCCCCGGCGACGCCAGGCTGGGCCGCGCTTCGCGATGCCTCGCACCGCCAGGCTACGTATGGCGAGGCAAACCATAGCACAGAGACCCAAAGGAGACGAGGAGACGATGGCGACGATGATGCCGTTGGCGAAGTTGCTCAGAAACTGGGACCTGTACCCCAGGGCGAACGTGGACAAGACGCAGGTGCGCCGGATGGTGGTGGCGCTACGCGCGGGCGAGGAGTTCCCGCCCTTACTGTGTGATCGGAGGACGCTCACGATCATCGACGGCTTCCACCGCTATGAGGCCTACCTGAGAGAGCTAGGCGAGGGCGGGGAGGTCGCCGTGGAGACCCGCGTCTTCCGCGACGAGGCCGAGATGCTGCTAACCTCCATCGAGCTGAATGCTCGGCATGGCGTTCCACTGGAGCCGCTTGACCGGGCGCGGGTCGTGCTCAAGGCGCAGGACCTCGGCATCGCCCCGGCGCGAGTGGCGAAGGCGCTTGCGGTGCAGGTGATAGACCTGGAGAGTATCACCGCGCAGCGCGTCGTCATTGGCTCGGACGGCCTGCCGGAGATCGCGAAGCGGACGCTTCAGCCGTTGATCGCGAAGCGCCCGGGAATGCGGTTCAGCAAGGCGCAGTCTGAGGCGAATGCGCGGCTGGCGGGTATGCGGCCCGAATACTACCTGGGGCGGACGCTCGACCTCGTCAAGCACCGGCTGCTTGACCTGGACAACCCGCGGATCGTGGAACTGCTCGGCGAGTTGAGAGACGTGCTGAATTCGCTGGGCAAGAAGGGTGCACTCAAGAAGGTGGCGGCGTAAGGCTGTCGCGGCGCGGCGTCGCGCGGCGCGACGCGACGCCCGGCGCGGCAAGGCGCAGCACACCAAAGCACAGGTCGGAAAGGCTGGGCGATGATCGAAAGGAGCGATGATGCCTGAGCTGGGCGAGGTCCGGCGGTTCGGGGATGGCGTACGCGTCTACCTGTCCGCGGTGACGCGCGACCCGCGCACGGGCTACCCACTTGTGATCGCTCCGCAGTGGGTGCGGTTGAGGCCGCAGAGTCCGGAGGGCGAGGAGTGTATCGCCGCCCTCGACGGTCTGCCTGACGGCGCGGTGGTGGACATGGCAATGCTCGCGCAGGGCAAGGTCGCTGTAGTGAGCCGGCCCGAGCAAGGGGCGAAGCTCGACGACCTGACGATGCTGGCGCTGGAGAAGGAGGCGGAGGTGGCGAGACTGGAGGACCGATGAACCTGCGCTGCTGGTTGGGGCTGCATGAGTGGGGCGAGATCGAGGACCGGGGGGACATGATAGTTCTTCACTACGAGACCTGTCGCAGGTGTGGATGCGAGCGCATCGTGGACTTCGAGGATTCCAATAAACCGCGCCAACTTCCGACAGTCACGCGCAAAGTCGGTCCACCCAACCCGCGCCCGAAGCCGAAGCCGCGTCCCCGCGGGCGGCCGGACGTGCGCGTCATACTGCGCGATGTGGGCGGCCAGGATATGTTCGTCTTCGACGAGGAGCCTGTTACCGCGGAGGCATGCCAGCGGCTGCATGAGCTGATGGATGCTATGCGTGGTGGGCAGGCCACTTTGCTTACTCCCACGCCCACTCGCATCCCGCCACCCATACCCCCCGCGAAGACCATCAGAGTAGAGTTGCTGAACATGGGCGTGCCGATCCCATGCCCCGGATCAGTGATATGGTCGCGCCGCGCTGTCGCACAGACTGGCTCCCCGCAAACCCTCGCGGACGGATCGGCCATCTTCCGCGACCTCCCTGTAACCAGGATCGAGCGCGAATTCATGGACGCGATGGAGGTGAACAGACAGAACCTGTGCGGAACCTATCCCGGTTCGGCCGCAGCGATCGCCGCGGGGAGGATGCGCAGGAGGTTGCATCATGGCTGATCCTGGGGACCGATGCGAAATCTGCGGGCGAGACTGGTTTGACGTATTGCCGCACGATCAGGGGCAGAGGTTATTCTACGCAATCACGTGCCACCTTCAGAAGGGGCGCCCCGTCCAGGGGATATACGTCCTTTGCGCTGAGTGTAAACCTAACTGCTCATCAGACTTTATGGACGCCTGGTTCGCCGCGAAGGAAGGCTACGATCCACAGGTGGTACAGGCTATCACCCAACTGATCGTCGAGAACCGACGCGCGGGAGGGGAAGTATGGCGGATGCGAGCGCAAGGATTTCCTCCGCCTTGGCAGGGCAGGGTTGAACGAATTGTATCAGGGGTGAGCGATGGTGCAATCCATGGCGACTGGGATTGAGCGCAGGAGGGTGACATGCACACCCTAACCCTCCCCGAGAAGCAGGCGCTCAAGCTCTCCGACCCGGATTGGTACGAAGCGGTCGCGCTGACCGATGAGGAGGCCGGGCTGCTGATAGCCAAGATGCGGGCCGACGATATGCCAGCGTTCATGCGCGAGGTGCGTTTCGGGGTGCGCGAGAACAATGGCGCCCGGGCCCATGTCGCCAAGCTGGGCAAGCAGGGGTCGAGCACGGCGCTGCGCCGGCGCCGCTACCTGGAGCGGCTCGGGTGCGTGGAGAGCGAGACAGAGCAAGTCATCGGGGCCGCCGAGAGCACTTCGCCAAACACAACGCATGAGGCCAGGGCAGGCGGCGGAGGCCAACGCCTCGACGAGCCGACCACGGCCTCGGATGCTACACGCGGAGATACGCCGGCGGCCCCGGTTTCTGGCTGACGAGTCGGGCGAGGCGAGGGATAGGTGAGACAGCCCCGCGACCAACACTGGGCCGATCTGCTGGAGGCCATGGAGATAGAGGCCGACAAGCTCGGTGGCAATGGTGAGTTCACCATGCGCGTCAAGTTCTACCAGGGCCAGCCACGGGAGTGCCACGCTAGCGATTCCGTGAGCGTCTACCGACTCGGCAAGTCGGCGGCACCGCTCATGGGACAAAGCTGATGTAGGGTCCCCATTGACAGCAGGAAGAAGCCGGCGTAGTGTGGTAAGAGCCTAACAAGCGAATACTTCGCCCGGCACTGACCTCAGTGAGGCGAGCCTTCTTCCGGGAGACCGGGAGGGCTCGCCTTTTTGCGTTTGTGGGAGAGGGCATGAGGATTCCTAGCGATGACGGGTTGCTGGCATTGGCGGGGGCGATAGTGCGAAGCGCGGCGCGCGAGGCGGGCGGAAGGGTGACGGTCAAGCACCGGGGCAGGCCGCCATCCCCGCAGACCCGCAGGGTGCAGAGAGAGGCGGCCCGGCGCTGGTTCCGCGACCCGCAAGGACTCTTCGCAGTGATTTGCGATGTCATGGGGCGCCCGCCCTCCGAGATGAGGCGGGAGTTGGGAGTCGTGTGACGATGGGTGAGGGACCTTGGGCCTGACTGAGACGCTACGGCGGATGGTCGGCAAGGGAGTGCCGCCGCGGCCGCTGACCCCACAGATGCGGGTAGCGGCCGCCAAGGCCGCCCTGCGCGACGCGCGGGAGCAGCTCGCCCTAGTCACGCCCCAGCAGGCGAACCGGCCGACGTTCACCGACTGGAGCACCGCCAACGCGATCCAGAACGGGCTGAAGGCCAGCGAATGGGTCTACGCATGTGTTCGCAAGCTGGCCGATGCCATCTCCGCCGCCGCCTGGTTCGTCGAGCAGCGCGTGGGCGAGGACGAATGGGAGCGCGATGACTCGCACCCGCTGAGCAACCTGCTCTCGCGGCCGAACCCGTATATGAGCCGGCAGGACCTGTTCGAGCGAGCCGCTTACCACCTGTACCTCGGCGGCAACGCGGTCTGGCACTTGGAGCGCAACAGCGCGGGCATCCCACAGAACATCGTCCCGTTGATGCCCGACCAGATCAAGCCAGTGCCTGCCGGCACAGGCCTGGAGGTGGCCCGCTACGAGTACCGGATCGGGAGCCTGATGAAGCCGCTCGAGCCGCAGGACATCTGCCATCTCATGATCGCCGACCCGGGCACTCCCTTCTGGGGCCTGGCGCCGCTTAGGGCCGCGATGCAGACGGTTGACACCGACGTGGAGGCGGTGCGCTGGAACAAGGTCAGCCTGCAGAACCGGGCGGTGACCGATGGGCTGTTCGCGTTCAAACATCCGCTGACTGAGGAGCAGTGGGAAGATGCGCAGGAGCAGGTCAAGGAGCAGCACCTGGGGGCCGACAACGCGCACATGCCCTGGGTGCTGGGATCGGATGCCAGCTACACGCCCATGAGTCTCAGCCCGGTCGAGATGGACTTCCTGAAGACACGACAGTTCAACGTCTCCTCAATATGCTTCGCTCCTGGGGCCCGCGTAATCACGGAGCGGGGCGTACAACCGATCGAGGATGTTGTGCCGGGAACATTGGTATTGACCCACCGGGGCCGCTATCGGAAAGTGACGGCCATATCGGAGAAATTGTACGAAGGTCCGATGGTGCGCCTGAAGGCGAAAGCTCTTGATTCCGCACTGGTTACGCCGAATCATCCCTACCTCGCAGTGAACGAAAAGCCCACAAGAACGCATCGGCGGCGTCACGACGGCGACCAACAGTGGATAGCAGCAGATCAGTTGCGGGTGTGGGCGAGAAACAGTAGGCGGGCATACGACCAACTCACCCTGCCAGTCCCTACCAACGATGAACCGCCAGCCATAGATGGCGCCGACTATGATCTCGCCAAGCTGATCGGACTCTATGCGGCGGATGGTTGCTCCTCGAAGGGCGGAATCGTGATCTATCTGGGGCCCGAGGAAGAGGCCCTTGGGCGGTGGGCGGCGGGCATGGCGAGAGAACGGTTCGGCGCTCGCGTGAGCGTTAGGCGGGTACAGAATGCATACACGAACGTCTGGCGCGTCGAGGCCCGATCGCAGAGACTCCGCGAGTTGTTACGCGAGATGTGCGGCGGTGCTGGAGCCAGCAAGAAGCGCTTGCCGAATTGGTTGATCAGCGGCAGTGATGAGCTTGCTCGGGGGGCACTCGCCGGACTCGTCGCTGGTGATGGCAGCCTGCGAACACCATCAGTGGTGCGCTTCTGCACCACGAGTGCTACCCTAGCTTGGCAGGTCCGCCTGCTTGTACTGCGGTTTGGCGCGCATGCGAGTATTCGGACAGCCCGTCTTTCGGGGACCGAAGGATGTATCGGCGGCAGGCATTTCGCGCAAAGTGATCGGTATGACCTACAGTGGCCTCGCGTCCGCAGGCGTCCGCCGTCGATCACGATACGCAATGGCTATGCCCACTATGCCATGCAGAAGGCCGAGCGAGAGCCTTACTGCGGGCCTGTCTACAATCTCCAGGTTGAAGAGGACGAGTCGTATGTAACTACCAGCGGCGCGGTCCATAACTGCAATGTCTTCGGCGTGCCCGTCGTGCTGGTCACGCAGGAGCGCACGACTTTCAACAACATGGAGGTCGGCCGGAAGATTTTCTGGGAAGACACGGTCATCCCGCGGCTCGACGACCTGGGCGATGCGCTCGATCTGCGACTCTGTCCATACTGGAACCCGGAGGGACTGAAGGACGCGAGCAAGAAGACACTGCGGGTCAGCTATGACGTGTCCGGCATCCCGGCAATGCAGAGCATCTGGCGCGAGAAAGTGGATTCGGGCCGCAAGCTCTGGGACATGGGGGTGCCATTCAACGAGGTGAACCAGCGGCTGGAGCTGGGCGTCGCGGCGGTGGAGGGCGGGGACCTGCCGTGGGGCGGGAGCAAGCCGCCAACGCTGGGGTACGCGCCGATCTCGGAGCCGCCGAAGACCGCGGTGCCGGCACTCGAAGTGAAATCCGGGATGGCGGCAGACGAGAAGGCGGCATACTGGAAGGCATTCGATAACGACAGGGCGCGCTGGGAAGACCGGATCGCCAAACAGATCGCAACGCTGTTCATGGCCGAGGGGGAGGCGGTAGGGGCGGCTTTCGAGGGTGGTGGCAAAGCGGCGATCGTCGGCGCGATCGAGCGCAACAAGACGCAGTGGTCGGTATGGCTGATGGCAGCCTACAAGCAGATGATCGCCCACTTCGGGACGCTGGAGGGGCGGCGGATCATAAGGGCGATCCCGAAAGGCGCGATGCCAGAGCTCCAGCGCAAGGCCCTCGAGTACAAGGAGCGCGCCTGGGCATTCGACTTCGACGACCCGGCGGTCGAGCACTTCATTCGCTCAGAGACGGCGCAGAAGGTCACGGCGATGAGCCAGACCACGCGCGACGCGATAGCCGAGGGCGTGGCCGAGGGGCTGTCACAGAACGAAGGGGCCTCCGACATCGCCAAGCGGATTCGGGCATCCTACGCGGACTGGGCGGGCGAGGGCGACAGCGCGCTTGACCGCAGCCGTAGCTTCCTGATCGCGCGCACCGAGGCTGGCGCGGCGGTGAACTTCGGCCACAACATGGGGGCCTTGCAGGTCGAAAAGCAGACCGGCGCGGTGGTGCTCAAGGAGTGGATCAGCAGCCGCGACGATAGGGTGCGGGATTCGCACGCGATGGTAGACGGCGAGATACGGGCGCTGCATGAGGGCTTCTCGAATGGGCTGCTGTATCCGAATGCGCCGGGCGCGCCGGCGGAAGAGGTCATCAACTGCTTCCCTGGCGATACGATGGTGCAGGCCAGAGGCATTGAGAAGGCTTACCGCCGCTGGTACGAGGGACCGCTAATCGAGATCACCACGTCCCTCGGCCACAAACTCGCCGGAACCCCGAATCACCCGATATGGACCCGGGATGGATTCGTCGCGCTTGGATCGCTGAAAGAAGGCGACAACATCATCTGCGGCCGCTTCCGCGATGAGGAAGCGTCGAATAGAAACCCAGATGTAGAGAACGTGCCAACCGCGATCGGTCAGGTATTTCATGCGCTTGCGACTATCGAGTGCCTGCACCGGATGCCGGGCCTGAGCATGGATTTCCACGGCGACGGGCGGAATGGCGAGGTCGAGATTGTAACGGCCTACCGCCTTCTGCATCGTGACAGTGCAGCCGCGGTCAGTCAGCCACTGGGCGACGATGCGCTCGCCCTTGCCGACCTCCTCGTGTGTCCGCTCCCGCCGCAACGCGCGGGCACAGAGTTCCTCCTCGCTCCTCGCCTTTCCGCGGACCGCGGCATGGGCGGCCGCGGTCAGCCGTTGTCTCTCGTCGGGGCTGGTCTGGCTCATCCGCAGGTACATGGACTCGGAGCGGTTGCGGGGGGTGATGCCAGCTTCGAGGAGTCGGCGCCGGACAACTGTACGCTCGATGCCGAGGCGCTCGGAGACGGCCTTCTCGGAAAGCCCAGAACGGTAGAGTTCGACGATGATCGCAGACAGGTCGTTGTAGCGCCAGCCGGGAGGCCGGAACGCGAAGCCCTGCTGATGGAGCCATTTGAGCATCGTGGACTTGCTGATTCTGTACTGTCGGGCAATGGTGGATGTCCCGATGCCCTGGTCATAGAGGCGACGCACATCTGCGAGGTCCGGATACGCCACTTTGCGGGGCATGTCTACAATCTCCAGACGCACAGCGGTTGCTACATCGCTGGTGGCATTATAGCACAAAACTGTCGTTGCGCCGCTGCCCACCTGGTGGAGGGACTGAGCACGTGAGCATCATCATCCCGGTTGACTACCATGCCACAGCGCCTCCCTCGTCGGAGACAGCGGCGGGCTGGCTGGCCCAAGTGCCGGCACTGATCGCTGCCGCTCATCCGCCGGAGCTGGCCTTCATTGACTGGCGGCATACTCGCCCCGAGACCGAGGACCTGGCGGCGCTGGCCGAGCTGGCGCCGAAGGAGCTACGTCGGTCGTCGATCAGCGGCGCGGATCGCAGGCTGATACTCGAAAACGTAGGTCGGCTCTGGGCCGGGGCTCGGCGATACCTGGACAAGCGCAAGCCCGCGGCGATCCTGTTGTATAACTGCGGGAACGCCGACCAGAACGCGTGGGCGATGCTGTGCAGAGAGCGGGGCATCCCGGTCATGCATGTTGAGCACGGCTGGCTACCGAAGACGCGGATCTTCGACCCTGTGGGCGGTTACGTGGTCGGGCATAGCGATTGGGACCGAATCGACCACCTGCGGGTGGAGGCCGAGGCAGGCGCCAGCGTCATCGAGAAATGGCGGCGCCTCGGACTCTCCAAGCACGCGCAGGGTGCGGAGCCTGCGGATGCGGTGAAGCGGTTCTGCCGGCGCGGGGGAACCCTGCTGGTGGCGATGCAGTTGGAGACGGACGGGGCCTCGGTCTATCACCGCGTCGAGTACGAGAGCCAGCGCGACTTCATCCGGCACTGCATCCAGTGGCCCGGGCCGGTGCTGGTCAAGCGCCATCCGGTCGCCGCGCGGGTCGAGTGGGAGACTGCATTCGAGGAGCGGCGCGAGCACTGTCGGCTCGAGATCGAGGCCAAGGGCGGGATGTGGCTCGGCGCGAATGAGAACCTGCACGGGCTGTTCCCGCTGGTCAGCGCGGTGGCGGCGATAAACTCGAACGTTTTGCTCGAGGCCGCGATGGCGGGATTGCCCGCGTATGCGTTCGGCGAGGGCCCACATTCGGGGCGCGGATTCACCCGCGATAGGCGGGGGGGAGACGGGTGGGGAGAGGAAGACGCGGCCCCGCAGACCGAGGATGAGTGCACAGCGGTGTGCGGGCACGTCGCCCGCATGGTCCAGTACCTGACGCCCGAGGGCGCGTGGCTACCGGGATGGAGCAGCGCCAGCTTCTGGGGCGGCGACCCGTGGGGCGACGCGCCGGCGCTGTTAGTGGCGAAGTGGCGGCGTCTGCTGGGAGAGAGCTAGTGTTGCAGCGACCCGAAGAGTACGAGAAGTTGCTGCCCGATCACTACTATTTCGTGGTGAACCGCGGCGACATCTGGGTTGGCGCCTGCCAGTGGCTCGCCCGCGGCAAGAAGCTGGCGACCGCGCTCGACCTGGGCTGCGGCAACAACCGTTTCGCCACGACGCTCTGCGCGGCCGGGTTCGATGCCCGCGGCATGGATTGGATGCGCAAGGAGAAGCACACCCGGCTGCTGTCTCCCGAGCGATACATTGAAGGCGACGTTTCACGGCTTCCTGCGGAGTGGATGAGGTCGTTCGATCTCGTGACCAGCTTCCACCTGCTAGAGCATATGCCCGATGCAGAGAAGGCCGAGCGCATCCTGCACGAGATGGAGCGGGTGAGCCGCTACCTGGTGTTCTGCGAGATCAACCTCGACGCCAGCCCCTATCACACCTGCGCGCTGACCGAGGAAACCTGGCTCGAGATGTGGGAGCGTGCGTTCCCGGCCTGTGCCGGATGGGAACTGGTGTTGCGCGCCCGCGGCTTTCACGGCGCGCTGGGATCGCTGTGTCTGGCATCTCGCTTGCAGTCCAATTCGCAGCAGACGGGAGACTGAGATGGACGAGAAGGGTGCGACGACGTTTGGGGATTTGAAGCTGGCGCCGCGCGAGCGATCGTGGGACCGTGCGGCCGCCGACAAGCGGGTGCGCGCCTGGGCTGGCGCGGACGAGAAGCCGAACGCGAAGTACCGCCGCGCCTTCTTCTGGTTCGATAGCGAGGCAGCGGACACGTTCGGGGCGTTCAAGCTGCAGTTTGCCGACATCATCGAGGGCTCGCTGGTAGCGGTCCCTCGCGGTGTCTTCGCCTGCGCCGGTGCGATCCAGGGGGCGCGCGGCGGCGTGGACATACCCGCTGGCGATGTGCCATCGGTGAAAGCGCACATCGGCAAGTATTACGCGAAGATGCGCCGCGAATGGGATGATGACACCATCCAGCCGCCCTGGAAGAGCAAGGCGGCGGCCGCGGGCGGTGAGGAGAGAACAGGCATGGAGTTCAAGAGCTACCCGGCAGAGTTCAAGGTGGTTGACACCGAGGGCCGGATCGTCGAGGCCTATGCTTCGATCTTCGGCAACGTGGACGAGGGCGGCGACCGCGCCAACCGCGGGATGTTCGCCCGCTCGATCGAGGAGGACTTCGATCAGATCGCATTCTGCTGGCAGCACGACTGGAAGTGGCCGATCGGCGTCCCGCAGGTAGTCGAGGAGCATTCGACAGGGCTGTTCACTCGCTCGTACGTTTCGGAGACGAGCTCGGGCAATGACGCGCTGGTGCTGCTACGCGACGGCGCGGTCAAGCAGATGAGCATCGGCTACAACACTGTGCGTAGCATGACCGACGAGGAGACGGGTGTGCGCGATCTCCTCGAAGTGGACCTGTGGGAGTACAGCCCAGTCACCTGGGCGATGAACAGGCTGGCGCGAGTGACGGGAGTAAAGAACGGCGACTTCGCGCTGGCGCTGAAGCGGTTCGCGGCGATTCAGGACGAGATCACTGCTGACCGGATGCTGGACCCGACCTACCTCGACCGGATGATCGACACCCTCAAGGCTCTCCGCGAGGCGACGCCGGGCGGCCGCCCGCCCTCGCTGGACGGAGACGGAGAGGCCCTCGATCCCGCGGTGAAGGCAGCGGCAGCAGACCTGTCGGCATTTGTGCAGCGGGTGAAGCTCGGAGAGGAACTCGAAGAGTTCGCCCAGTCAGTCCGCTGAGTCGCATCTGACAATCGGATAAGCGCCCGGCCTAGGCGGCTGATCCCCGCCGAACCGAGAGAGCACAAGCCTCCGTTCTCGCGCGAGAGACTGCGGAGGCTTCTCTTTTGGCCGGGCCCTAGTTGCCCCATGACGGGGCGGAAAGAGAGACGCAAGATGGGTGACGAACTGAAGACCATCGGCGAGAGCATCGAGGCGCTCAAAAGCAGCTTCGACAAGCGCGTCGGTGAAGTCAAGGCCGCCACCGAACGGGTCGAAAAGACCGAGGCGGCCATCGAGGAGTTGAAGACCAAGGTCACGGCCGGGGCGGCGAGCATCGCCGAACTGGTCGAGGCCAAGGAAGAGGTCAAGAAGCAGCGCACCGCGCTCGACGAGGCCGAGAAGAAACTGGCCGAGGTCGTCGAGGCGATGGGTGGCGTGACGAAGCGACTGGACGAGGTGGAGGCCGCCAGCAAGCGGCTCCCGCAGGGACGCTCCGACGAGCGCCAGAGCGTCGGGCAGATTGTGATCGCGTCGGAGGCCTACAAGGAGTTCCAGCCGGGCCAGAAGAGCAACTCTGGCGCCATCCCGGTCAAGAACTTCTTCCCCCGCGAGGCGAAGGCCGGCGAACTGACCGGCGCCAGCCTGGGGAACGTGGGCAGCTACCTCTACGCGGTGCAGCGCGTGCCGGGCATCATCGGGCCGGCGATGCTGCAGCCCCGCGTGCGCGACCTGTTCCAAGTCATGACGACCTCGGTCGGGGCGGTGGAGTTCGTCCGGGAGAGCGGCTTCACGAACCTCGCCGCGGTCCAGGACGAGGCGACGCCGGCGGCCAAGGCGCAGTCGGTCCTGACCTTCGAGAGCAAGTCGGTAACGGTGAGCACCATCGCTCACTGGCTTGCTGCGGCGCGTCAGATCATCTCCGACGCGCCCGTCCTCCAGCAGTACATCGACTCCCGCCTGATTTACGGCCTGGCGATCACCGAGGACGACGAGATCCTCAACGGCACAGGCGGCGGCAGCCACCTCGAAGGGCTGCTCACGGACAGCGACATCCAGCTCCTGACGCAGGGTGCTGATGACAACAAGGCCGATGCGGTCCGCCGGGCGATGACCCTGGTCGAGATCGCCGAGTACTCGGCCTCGGGGATCGTGCTGCACCCCAACGACTGGGAAGACATCGAGTTGCTCAAGGACCTCGATGGCCGGTACATCTGGGCGCGCGTCCAGGAGTCCGGCGTGCGGCGCCTGTGGGGCCTGCCGGTAGTGACGACCTCGAAGATGGACGAGGGGTCGTTCTGCACTGGCGCCTTCGACGTGGCGTGCGCTCTGTGGAGTCGCGAGGATGCGACGGTTCGCATCAGCGACCAGCACAGCGATTTCTTCACCAAGAACCTGGTGGCGATATTGGCCGAGGAGCGTCTGGCGCTCACGGTCTACCGCCCCGAGGCGGCAGTGCTCGGGACATTCACGGCTGAGGGCAGCTAGCGACAGCTAACGACCTCGCCTCCTGGGGTCATGTGGGGCCGGCGGGCTTTGCTCCTTTGCCCGCCGGCCCCCTGGAGAACCAGATGAGTGCCGATCAGACAACTTGCGAGAGGGACGTGGCGACAGCGACTGACGAGGTTCAGGATACGCTCGACTTCCTGGCCACCATCGGCGGCGGCCCGCGAACCGAGTGCGAGGCGCGGGTCCACTACGCGATGCAGGTACAGCCTCCCCACTGCATCGTCGAGTTGGGCGTGTTCACCGGGCAGGGTTTGACGAGCCTCGCCTGCGGGTCGCGCTTTGCCCGCTCAGTGCCGGTCATTGGCATCGACCTGTTCGGGTCCCGACCAAGCGGCCAGGAGCAGAAGTACGATACCCCGGAGAACGAGCTGACCGCCCGGTCGTGGGCCGAGCGTTTCGGGGTCAACGAGCTGGTGACGCTGACGCGCTCCGACACCGTCGAGGCAGCGAGGGGCTGGAGCCGGCCCATCGGCCTGCTGGTGATAGATGCTGGCCACGAGTACGAGCAGGTGCTGGCGGATTTTCAGGCATGGACGCCCCACCTCGTGCCGGGCGGATTGCTGATGATGCACGACGCCCGGAACCATGCTTGGCCGGGCATCGACCGTGTGATAGGGGAATCAATCCGGCCCACCGGCGAGTGGGAGGAGTTGCCGTTCGTTCAGCCCTACTCGGCCTGGTTCCGCAAGCGACAGGCACCCCTTCTCTCAGAGGAACTGCGCCGGCGTTGCGGTGAAGTCCACGGCGAGATTCTGCCCGAGGAGGGCATGGTCCTGGCCGCACTCGCCGCGCAGGTCCCGAGCGACCGCGCCATCGTCGAGATCGGGGCCTACAAGGGCAAGTCGACCTGCTACCTGGCGGCGGGCGCGCTGGCCGGCGGCGGTGCCATCGTCTACAGCATTGACCTGTGGGAGCGGGCGCCATGGCGGCAGTACGCGGACCCTGCCGCTCATACCGCCTGGGCAGAGAACCTGGGGCACCTCGGGCTGAACAGTCAGGCCATCGCCCTGCAGGCAGATAGCGTCGAGGCGTCCCGGTTCGTCGACCCGGCGATCGGGCTGCTGTTTCTCGACGCCGAGCTCTCCTATGAGGCGGTCTGTCGCGACATCGGAGCCTGGGCGCGACGGGTCGAGCCGGATGGGATCATGGTCTTCCACGACGCGGCGACCGAGGACTGGGGGGTCGCCCGGGCCATTCGAGACTGCCTGCTGAAAGAGGGTCGGTATACATCCGAGATCGTCCACGGCTGCGCCGTCGTGAGGAGAGTGCTGTGAGAATTCTGGGCCACATATACCACCTGGGGTGGGGCTGGGGCGGCGGCGTGGTGACGATGTGCCTGGTGCTGGAGGAGATGCGCAGGCGCGGGCACTCGGTCGGCCTGATGCTGCAGAAGGGCAACCTGAAACCTACGCGCAGCCACGGGGCGCGCCAATTCGGCATCACCGATGTGTACTCGGCGCCGCTGCCGGTAGCGAAGCGCCGACGCTACCAGGAAGCGGACATCATCGTCACGCAGGGCGAGGCGACGGCCGAGGCGATGGCGCTATGTCGGGCCTACGAGAAGCCGCTGGTGCACCTGATTCATGACGAGGGCCAGCTCGAATACTTCAAGGCGAAGGCAGCGCGGGTGCAACTCGCCGTCTACAACTCGGAATGGGTGCGCAGGGCGGCGCAGGAGAAGGGGCGAGCCGACAATGCGCTGGTCGTCTACCCGTTCGTCGAGCCGGCCGACTACCGGGTCGAGGAGACGGGCGACGCCATCGTGCTCGTCAATCTCTGCGTGGAGAAGGGCGGACACCTATTCTGGGAGCTGGCGCGCAGGATGCCCGACCATCACTTCATCGGCGTCAAGGGTGGCTGGGGAGGGCAGATCGTCCCCAATCCGCTGCCCCCCAATGCCGAGGTGATGGAGCACTGCACTGACCCGCGGGAGATATACCGACGTGCGCGCATCATCCTGATGCCGAGCCAAGACCTCGGTACCCCGGGCGGCAAGTATTGGACCGAGAGCTTCGGGCGCATCGGGATCGAGGCGGCGGCCAGCGGCATCCCGACGATTGCACACCCGACGCCTGGGCTGGTGGAGTCACTGGGCGAGGCCGGCATGTTCGCCGATCGCTACCAGCCGGAGCAGTGGGTCGAAGCGATCCGGGCGCTCGACGATGAGACGGCGTATGCGGAGATGTCGGCGGCGGCGCTCAAGCGATCAGGTGAGTTGGAGCCAACCGCGCAGATGGACGCGCTGGAGGCTGAGTTGGTGCGGATCGGTGAGGAGTGGCGGGCGCGAGAGCGCGAGCGGCCCCGGCCGGGCGACCTGCCGGTGAGCATAAAGGAGACTGGAATGGCGAGAGTGCGGGCGTTGCAGAGATTGGCGGGCATCGCCAAGACGGGTGAGGTGGTGGAGTTGCGAACCGACCAGGCACGGAATCTGCTCCGGCGCGGGCTGGTGGAACTGCTGGAGCCGGACGAGACGCCAGTGGCAGAACCGCAGGAGACGCAGGTACAGACCGGACCGACCGAGGTCAAACCGAGCCTGACGATGACCTACCGCGATGGCCGCGGGCCTTCATTTCCGACCCGCGGGGCGCTTGAGGAGCATCGTCGCAAGGTCGAGGCCGGAAAGGCTGGGTAGGTAGCGCAGGTGAGGATGATAGCCTAATGGCGATGCCGGTCAGTAGAACGCCAGGAGCGAAGGCCAGCGGCACCACTGGTGCCGTCTCTGTGCCGTTGCCTGCCGATATCGCGATCGGTGATATCGCGATCCTGGTCGCCGAGACCGATCCTACGGGCACAGTCAGTATCACGGTGACCGGCGGGCAAGCATGGACGGCCTTTACTGGCTCACCCATAACGGTTGCCAGCGGTTCGAAGTTGTATCTCTGGTGGCGCAGACACGCCTCCGGCAATACCGCACCGAGCGTGCAGGCCACTGTGGACCATGTCTGCGCTGGTTGTAACGCGTACAGCGGTTGCATCGCATCCGGCGATCCCGTGGACGTGTCGGAGACCGGGACCGAGGTAGCATCGGATACCAGCTTCCAATTCGTCACGACCATCTCGACCACGGGGCCGGATCGGCTATGCGTCTGCATCTGCACATCCAGTCAGGACTCGAACACCGGCCAATTCACGGTGATGACCAATGGCAATCTATCGAACATGGCCGAGAAGATGGATTACGAGACGACCTCCGGCCATGGTGGAGGGTTCGCGTTCGACCAGGGCGGACTTGCGGTAGCCGGTGCGATGGGGACCTTCGCGGCGACGCTCAGCAACGCGTGGCCAAAAGCCTACATCGCGTTTGGATTGAAGTCCCCTCCGCCGGTCGTGGATAAGATTGTCACCCCCTCCGCGCTAGGGATGACGATGAGCGTGCCGGCCCCGACCGAGATAGGGACTGCCATCAAGGCACTCTCTGCTCCGCTCGGCATGGCAATGTCGCTGCAGGCTCCGAGCAAGGAGGTGCGCGTCTTTCCCTCAGGCCTCGGCATGGCCGCCGGCGTCCCGGCCCCAAGCGAAGTCGGTACGGCTAACATCTCGCCTTCCGTGTTGGCGATGGCGATGGGTCTGCCGGGCCCCGTCGTTATAGCGATGGCTGTCGTCGCACCTAGTCCCTTGGCCATGCTCATGGAACTGCTGGCCCCGACGCTGGACATGGGCGGCATCGTAGACAAGATCGTCTATCCCGACGCGCTCGGGATGGCCCTGGGATTACTGCCGCCAGAACCGACCATCGGGATGAATCCCAGCACTATCGCAATGGCCCTCAGCTTACCATCGCCCACGACAGTCGCTACGGCAATCGCCGATGCTAGTGCCCTCGTGATGGAGATGGCAGTTCTATCCCCCTCGGTCGTAGCCACGGCGCTGGTGCAGGCAACGGCCCTCGCCATGCAGATGGGCCTGCCCGCGCCGGTAGCAGTGGGCGATGCCATTGTGATGCCGGCCGCGCTTGCGGCGGCAATGGGGATGCCAGTGCCCGAGCCGGTGATCGCGCTCACGCCGGCGACCATCGGCATGGCGCTGAGTTTGCCATCGCCGACCACGACCGCAACCGCGCTCGCTGAGGTCGCGGCGCTGGCGATGGAAATGGGATTGCCCGGGCCCACGGTGGTCATCATGGGCAGCGGCGACGTGATAGTGATGCCCGAGGCATTGGGCATGGCGATGAGCATCCCGCCGCCTAGCCTCGAGGCAACGGCAATCGCGCTGGCCGCGGCTCTGGATATGGGCATGAGCCTGCCCGCTCCTGAACCGACCGTGACAGTTCATCCCGCGGTGCTCGCGATGCAGGCGGCACTGCTCAACCCGACAGAGACTGGTACGGCGATAGTGCTGCCCGCGTCGTTGGCGATGGCAATGGGCTTGCCGAATCCGACCATCGTGATAGTGACGGGCGGCGGGATCGTTCAGAGGCGAAGGGCAGGCCATCGGCCCGGGAAGCGAGAGGCGCCGTGAGGATGGAGGGCCGGCTGATCGAGCATGAGGGCAAGCACTACCTGATCTTTCAGCAGGCGGGTGTGACCAGGGCAGTCCCTGTGGTGCAGGCCGATGATGGCAGTTGGAAGCCAGACATCGAGAGCATAGGCGGCGTGTGGAGCGAGCAAAAGCCGAACGCGCAGGGCGGGACTGATTGCATCGTCCATGTGCCCTGCCTCGAAGTGCGGATGGATCTGAAGCAACCCAACTAAGGAGAACTGACGATGGCCAACGGAATCTACCCAAGGTATTTCGCTAACCTGATGAACAAGGTAGTGGACATGGAGGCCGACACGATCAAGGTCGCGCTGATGAGCGACTCCCATGCCTTCAACCCCGCCCACCAGGTCTGGGGCGACGTATCCGCCAACGACATCGGCAACAAGGTTGTCTATGTCGCGGGCGGCAGCGCGCTGGCGGGCAAGGCGGTGACGCAGGGGACGACCACGAAGTTCGCTGCCACCAATCACGCCTATGGCCCGGGCGAGACTCTCACGTGCTACTTCGCGGTGCTGTGGGATGACCTCGCTGGCAGCGATGAGCTGATCTGCTCCATCGACTTTGGCGGTGCCCAGACCTGTACCAATGGCACGTTCACGATCCAGTGGCACCCCAACGGGATTCTGACCCTGACCCAGGTGTAAGGGGCGGCAACGAATAGGGATAGATCATGGCTGGCGAGATCGACCAATACAACACGGCTGAGGTTCTGCCGTTCCTGATGGTGTCGGATCACGATGATCCGGGTCCGCCGCCGATCATCAAGGGCATCACCGGGATCGCCGGACTGGTCCCTGGCGTTTCGCTGATCGTGACCCTCATCAAGAACGGCGCGGTGCCAGTGCTACCCGCGGGGGCCATCACTGAAGAGGCCGATGGCTACTACCATATCGCGGCCAACGCCGTTGACGCCGATACGCCTGGCACGCTACGGATCCACGCGATAGGGACTGGATGCTATCCGACCGACAGGGAGTTCGACGTCGAGGCGGCCTTCGCGCCGGCCCCGCCGGTCGAGCCCGGCGAGGGCGGTCCGGTCGAATCCCGCTTGGCGCTGACGCCGGCGCAGGCAAAGGCCTATCTGCGGGTCGAGCACGATGCCGACAATGACCTGATAACCGCGCTGATCACGTCGGCCAAGCAGGCCGCCGACGATTACCTGAACAACGCATTCGAGGTGCTGCGGGCGGTCATCGTGGTGAACGGCGCGGCGGTGGGCGACACGGTGTATGTGGACGGCATGACGTTCCGCGTGGCCGCCAGCGCGCCCGCGACTCGCACCCAGGACGTGGTGCTCCAGGATTTCGCCATCGGGGCCGACGACGCGGGGACCGCCGTGAACCTAGCGGCGATCATCAACGACGAGATGTACGGGTCGCTCAATGTGCTGGCGACTCAGGACGATACCGAGATCGAGTTGACCTGGCGCAAGCCCAAGCGGGAGCCGGTTACTGCGTCCGAGGTCAGCACGACCCTGTCGGTGCGGGCGAGGCGGACGCAACTTGGCATCCCCGAGGCGGTGCGAAACGGTGTGTTGCGCACGATCGCTGCACTGTACGACCAGCGCCAGGACGGGGTAGGGGCGCAGGCGATTAGTGGGCGCGGCTCGACCACCTACGGCGCGCCGCCCATCGCCTACGAGATGTGGGCACCGCACCGGAAGAACCCGGGGACATGAGAATCAGGGGCGCGGACATACAGCGGCTGGCAGACGATACCGGCAGGGTCGTGCCGATCCCGCTGTCGAGGCACGGCATCAGGCGGCCGGGCCGCGTCTGCGTCTGCAAGCACTGCCAGGTGGTCCTCGCGCCTGAACTGATACGGGACCATCTGCGGCGGGAGCACGGGATAGACCGATGAGGAAGAGCAAGCGACCAAAGCCGAAGCGCGGACTGCCGAGGCCGTCGCAGACGCAGAATCTGCGCGGGCCGAAGGAGACGAAGTGTTAGCGGCCGACGTCTACCGAGACCGCGTCGAGATCCAGACACGCACGCCCAACGAGGGGACGTTTGGCAACGACCCGACCGAGTGGGCGACGACTGCAACGCGCTGGTGCAGGCGGGCGCTGATCTCGGCTCAGTACGCGATGGTGTTGGCACAGCGAGGACACGAGGAGCGGGTCGAACGCCTGATCTTCCGGGGCGAGTTGGTGGTGGATATCGCCAACACCCGGTTCGTGCTCGCCAGTAGGTACTACCGGGCGATCGAGCCGCCTGAATACGACGCGGAAACGGACGAGAGTAGTCTGCTCATCGCGCAGGAAGTGCAGCGGTAATGCCGACCATCACAGCGTTCGGGGCGGGCGGGAACTGCAAGCTGACGAGCTTCCTCGGCGAGGTGGCGAAGTGCCTGGACGAGGAAGCCCAGAAGCGCACTTATGCCGCCGCCAACGTCGTCAAACATGACTGGCTGAAGATGCTCAGCGGACCGCGCAGTGGGCGGGTCTACAAGATTCCGGGCGGCAAGGGGCGGCGTCGGCATTATGTGCGAGCGAAGCGGCCGAAGGGCTGGAGTAAGGCGATGGCGACGCAGATGGGCGCGGCATTCGCGCTGGTCAGCGGCCCGGGCACGTATATCGCATCGGCGCCGGGTGAGCCGCCAGCGGTCGCGCTCGGCGACCATCGCCGATCGATCAAAGCGGTATCGCGGCGCGGGGATGACGGGAACTGGGAGGGGATCGTCGGCAGCGACATGGAGAAGGCACCGTGGCTCGAGTTCGGGACTGGAAGGGCTGGGGCGGCCGCAGGGCAGGGCGATCTGCCCGCAGGCTACGCGCATGGGAGCAAGTCGGGCATGGCGCCGCGGCCATCGCTGCGGCCGGCGCTTGAGCACACCCGCGGCGCGGTGCGCGGCATACTCGGCAGGCGGATCATATGAGTGACCGCGACACGGTCAAGGCGATCATAGAAGAGATCCGCGACATCCTCGCGACAGACGAGAGGCTGCTGGCGCTGATACCGCCTGTGCCGCCAGCCGATGAGGGCGCGCTACGCTACTACCATGTGTGGGCGCCGCCGAACTGCCACTTCCCGTACTTCTCGGTGACGGTGGGCATCCGGGACGAGCAGGACGAGAGCAGCTATCAGGTAGCGGACATCGAGTTGAAGATCTGGGACGCGGACCCGTCGAGTGGGCGGGTGCTCGACATGCGCAAGCGCGTCGTGGGCTTGCTCAATAGGAGAACCATCGAGTGCGACGAGTTCAGGGGGCATGGCCTCCGGTTCGTCAGTGACTTCGACTTGGCCGACCCAGAGCAGGAACTCTGGGCGCGGCCGATGATGTGGACGATGAGGGTCTACCCGACCGCCGAGGTGGCGGATATGAAGGCGCGGGTCTAGCGGCCCGCTGAGACAAGCGCATAACAGGCCCGGCCCCCCGCCTAGCTAACGGGGAGTCGAGAGAAGGCTTGCAAGGCGGTTTCCTGCGCGCAGGCAGGGGACCGCCTTTCTCTTTGGCCGGGCCGACGGACGTTCCGGGCAACCGCCCGAGACCATAAGCGGCGGGAGAGCCGCGAAGGAGACCGAGATGAGTCTGCCTGTCATGCCTGGCGACGTGGGGTTGAACGGCCTCTCGACCGACACCCCGAACCGCATCCTGATCGACGCCGGGGCGATCTATGCGGGATTTACCGACGAGGATAATCCCGGAATCTGTGTCGGGGCAACCCGCGGCGGCAGCCGGTTCAACCTCGAGCGGGAGATCCGGGAGATCGCAGCGGACGGCGTAATGGGCCCCACCAGGGGCCTGCGCCGGCGCAGCCGCGTGGTCGCCACCATCGAGGCCAGCGCGATGGAGGTGTTCCCGAACAACATCGAGCGACTGGTGGCGGGCGCGGATGTGGATATCAGCGACCCGGACTTCACTGTGATCACCGGCGGGCCGGTCGAGGACGGCGACTACATCAGCAACCTCGCGCTGGTGGGGACCATCCACGGCAACGACCTGCCCTTCGTGGGCATCGTGCTGAACGCGCTGCCGGAGAGCCCGCTGACCATCCCGCTGGCGCCGCAAGACGAGGCGGTGATCGCCGCAAAGTGGACCGGCCACTTCTCCCTGAGCGATCCGTACACCGAGCCGTGGGAGCTGTGGATTCCGGCCGACATCGGTGGCTCGTAGTCGCTGAGCGCCGACTGAGTTAGAGACCGCAGGGGGCGGGTCTGGCAGCCCCGCCACTGCTGAAGGCTCGCCCCCAGGCCACTGACCAATATGCGCGGAAGAGTGTGACATGACAGGACAGACGCAAGCCACTGCGGGCGAGCAGGCAATGTTCGGACCGGAGCCGGTGCTGACCCTGGGCGGCCGGGAGTATCGGCTGTGCAAGCTGGGCCTCGATGCGATGGTGCCGCTGGCCCGCATCGTCGAGATGGCGCTGGCGCGCGGCATCATCGCGGACCCTGCAGAGCTCGAGGACGGGAGCAAGGGGCCGCGCCTGATGATCTTTGCCGTCGCGCACTGCACGGAAGAGGTGTTCAACCTCGCCTCGCAGTTGCTGGGCGTACCGGAGGAGGAACTGCACGACCCCGAGCGGTTCTCGCTGGCCGATATGATGGCCGTGATAGGAGCCGTGCGGCAGAGCCGGGACGTGGCGGCTTTTTTACCGGCTGGGCCAGGAACCGCGGCCGAGGCGCCGCCGGCCGAGCCCTCCCCCTCCGCCGAGTCCTCGACCTGATACAGGCGCGCTACGGCTGGACGGATGATGTGTTCCGCGACCCGGAGAGGCTGCGTTTGGCGCGCTGGTACGACGTGCTGGACAGCGTGCAGGAGGCGGTAGCCGAGGAGAACGAGGAGCGGTGGCGACGGGCCGCGTTTGTCGGCTGGCAATTCGGGGCGGGCGGCAAGCAGAGCTTCGGCGAGTACCTGCGGACGGCCGGCCTGGGCTATGAGACACGTGAGCTGGGTCCGCAGCAGGTGCAGCGGACAGGGCTGGTGAGCAAAGAGGTGGCGATGGCGAACGCAGAGCGCGCATTGACGTGGTTCCGGGAGCACCCCGGACAGAAGCGGGTGTTCGGCCGGAGCAAACAACTCGCCGAGTGTGAAGCGCGGCGCGAGCGGCGGCGGGCAAGGAGAGTAGCGCGTGGCGGCTGAGCTCTTTACGCTGTTCGGGCGCATCGTCACCAACGCCAACCAGGCGATTGTGGAGCTGGGCAAGGTCGAGGGCGCGGCGACGAAGACCGGCGCCTCGATGTCACTCGGCTTCGCAAAAGCGAACGCTGCAATTCAGCGCAACGCCGGCGCGATCCGCGCGGCTGGCGTCGCTATCACGGCGATGGGTGCGGGCATCGCCGGCGCGATTGCCGGCATGATGCGGCTTGCCCAACAGACCGGCGAGACTGCCGAACAGCTTCGGAATCAGGCCGCGATGACGGGCCTCTCGCGCAAGCAGTTGCAGGAGTACACCTTCATCGCCCAACAGGCGGGGTTCTCCACCGAGGCCATCACCAACGCTTCCGCATTTCTCCAGCGGAACCTCATGGGCATCGAGGAGGGGACGGGCAATGCCGCGGATGTGATGAAGTCGCTGGGCATCGCGATCCACGAGGCGGACGGGTCGTTGCGGCCCATGTCGGCGCTACTGCCCGAGGTAATCGGGAGCTTGCAGGGCATGGGGAACGAGACGCAACGGAACATGTTCGCCGCCCAGGTCTTCGGCCGAGGCTGGAAAGAGATCGCGCCGCTGCTCGCGATGACCACGGCGGAGATGGCGCGCCAGCAGCAGGCGGCGCGCGACCTCGGGATCGTGTGGAGCGATGACATGTTCGCCGCCGCGGACCGGGCGGACGCGGCCTTCGACATGCTGCACGCGCAGATGCAAGGCGTCGCGGTCAGTATCGCCTCGGCGGTCATGCCTGTCATCACCAGCGCCATGCCGCTGCTTCGCGACCTGATGGAGAGGGTGAAAGAGCTGGCGGCGGCGGCGGCCAACTGGGCAAAGGAGCACCCTGGTTTGGCGAAGGGACTGCTGCTGGCCGCGGGCGCCGTATCGGGCCTCATGCTGGCACTGGGGCCGCTGATCATCGCCCTGCCAGGTCTGATCGCGGCCTGGCCCGCTCTAAGTGCCGCCATTGCCGCAGTCACAGGCCCGATCGGTCTCGTGATCGCCGCGCTGGGCACGCTGGTCGTGGCATGGGAGGCTGACTGGGGCCACATCCGCGAGGTGGTATTCAACGCGCTGCTGGCCATCGCGAACCAACTCATGGAGTTCGTCAACAAGCCGCTGCGCGACTTCAGCACGGCGCTCTACAAGCTGAGTGGTGGCCGGATACAGTTGGCCGTCCCGCAGTGGGAGGTCATCCTTCCCGAGGGGACGCCGAAGAGTGAGTGGCAGGCATGGTTGGACAAACAGAAGGCTGACTTGGCTGAACTCATGCAGGCCGGCCAGAAGGCGGTCGGTGGCGGCGGTGGCGGCGGTGGCCGAGGTGGCGCGGGCGGCGGCAAGAAGGGTCCCACTCCGCTCGAGCTTTCGCAGGCCTATGGCGCGCTGCTAAAGGCAAAGCTCGACTTCGCGGCGGCTGACAAGGACGACGAGAGGCGGCTGCGCGTCCTGCAGGACTACGCGGCCTGGCTCACTGTGGCCGCGGAGAAGTGGGGCGCGCTCGCCCAGCAGTCAAAGGAGCCCGCGGTTTGGCAGTGGGCGACGGAACTAAAGACGCGGCTCACCGATGTGAACGGCGAGCTGGCAAAGCTGACGGCTTCTATGGGCGGCGTTACGGATGAAGCCCAGCTCAGAAGGGCCGCCACTTTCTCCGAGCAGATCGAGGAGCTGGCGCCCAGGGTGGCGCTGGCGCGGGAGGAACTGGATCGCCTGCGGCGGCTCGGTTACGAGGGCACGGTCGTCTGGACCGACGCGATGCAGACGCTCAATAAGCTGCTTGACGAGCAGCTCCGGCTGCAGGCGCAGGCCGGCATATCGCAGGTCAAGCCCGGCCCCTATGTAGCTCCGATGATGGACATGCTCCCGCCGATGCCGCAGACGGCCGAGCAGGTGCTGGCCGCGCTGCGACAGCGGTTGGCAGAGCTGCAGCGAGAGTGGGACACCGCCTCGCTCGGCCGGCGCGAGACCATCGTCGAGGAGCGGCGCGAGATAGAGCGCCAGATCGACTTGCTGACCTCTAAGTGGGACGACACCGGACACACGATCAGCGGGCTGTGGCTGCACCTTGCCGAGAACATCCACGACGCGTTCGCGTCGTCATTCGAGAAGCTGATGAGTGGCGCGAGCACGCTGGCTGGATTCTTCTCTGATCTGTTCGCCAGCATTCAGCGTGCCTTTGCTCAGATGATCGCGAAGATGGTCGCCGACTGGCTTTTCGGCGTCGATCAGATGCAGCAGACCGGCCAGGCCGGGGGCCTGCTCGGCGGGCTGTTCAACGCCCTCGTCGGTATGACCGGCGGCGGGGCGGCGGGCGCTGGCGGCGGGGAGGCGGGCGCTGGCGGCGGGGAGGCGGGCGCTGGCGGCGGGGAGGTCCAGGGCGGCTGGGGCGATCCGGGCTTCGCGCACGCGGCCGCCGGTATGGTCATTCGCCGGCCCACCGTGCTGCTCGCCGGCGAGCGGGGAACCGAGATCATCAGGCCGTTCCACACCGGGCCTGAGCTGGCGATGGCGGGCGCAGGCGGCAACACCACCATGCAGGTTACGATCTACGCGAACGACGCGGCCTCATTCGTTGACATGCTTCAGCGAAACCGATCGGGCCTAGCGGCGGCCATTCAGACCGCCGTGCGCGAGAACGCACCTGTAGGCAGGAGGTGATAGTGAACGTCCCGACCTATCCCTATCTGCCCTACGGCAAACTCACGGTCGAGGTCCGCTACAAGA